GGAAGAGGCTGAAGGCTAACAAAGCTTTAGCTAAACACTTTGCTGAATGGGAAGAGGAGCTAGAGCTTAGCTTGAAGGCACAAGGTGTGAGAGCTATTATAGACCAAGCTGCTGATGATAAAGGTTTCCAAGCAGCTAAGTGGCTGGTAGACAAAGGTTGGGACAAGCGTACAGCTGGACGACCTAGTAAGACAGAGAAGCTGAAAGAGGAACGTATGCAGGCTAGACTAGATGATGAGTTTGCTGGAGATGTAGTGAGACTACTAGGAGACAAGAAATGAGTACGAAGTTAGCGAGCAATCAAGTAGAAGGAACGGCAGTTAGTGTTAAAGACTTTGGTGCTGTAGGTGATGGTGTCACTGACGAGACTGCTGCGGTACAGGCAGCTCTTGATGCGGTTTATGACAGTGGTGGTGGTACAGTGATAGCCACGAGCGGCACGTACCTTCTAGGAGAGAAGGACGGAACTACAAAGAACCTACTGAAGCTACGGCCCAATGTCTCTATCGTGGGAGAGGGACTTACAACCATCTTTAAGGTAGCAGACAACACTATTGGAACGGATGGCTTCCATGTCTTCCGTAACGACTCGGAGCTAATACAAGGGACTACTTACAGAGATTTCACTATTGATTTTAACGGTACTAATAACCTCTACCCAGCAGCACTGGGTGGGGGCTTTTGCCATGGCATCCGAATTAAGTCCTTGAATGGGGCAGAGACTACAGAAGACATTACTATTGACAATGTAGCCTTCCTCAATAATCCAGGCTCTCAGTGTATCGTACTGAGCCCGAGTGACGATGTTACGAACTTCCCAGAAGACTGCGTGATTAATAATTGCAAGTTCCGAGAGTTGGGGTATGCCATTAGTGGTAATGTAGAGATGACTGACCACAGTGCTATGTTAGTTTACTTGAAACGAGGGAAGGTTACTAACAATACCGTCTACAATACAACATTGGTGAACGGGGCGACTGTTACTGGGATTGAGTGTCATGGACAAGGGACAGTAATAACTAATAACACTGTAGAGAATTGTACCATAGGCAACATCCTCGCAGGGCAAGCCAATGATTGTGTTGATAACATCACGGCTGATAACCTATTCAAGAATGTGGATATAGGTGTGTCTATCTGGAACGGGGTCTTCGGTGTGTCTTCTAAGACCGTGGCTAGGCTGAAGGTAGATAATAACAATATTATCCTCTCCGACCAGTCTTCCTCCTCTGATGGGGGGATAACAGTCGGAACTATCGAGGGGGCAATTACTGAATCTACATTTACAAATAATACAATAACACAGCTCGGCAGTCTCTCAGGCAATGGGAATAACCCCAAAGGCGTCTTCTTGGGCTGGGCTGAGAATTGCCTGATTTCTGGCAATACCTTACATAACCTATCAGGGAGAGGGATAGAAGTTAGTAACAGTGGAACCGGTCGCACAATGAAACGCATACTAATCACTAACAACCAAATACGAGATGTTGGACTAGGTGGTGTTTCTAATCATGATCAGGGCATTTATATTAAAGGGGTTAACGGTACTCTCGTTGTATTTGATGTCACGATATGCACAAACCAGATAACTGGGACATACACGAATGCGATAGAGATGGATGGGTATATTAACGGGGCTGTTGTTAAGTATAATTCAGCAAAACCGTCTGACCTAAATCCTGTGGTATGGGTGAATTTTAATGCGTCAAATATCACAGAGGTCGGTAATTGGGTTGAGGCCGCTAGCGCTCAGCCTACCAGTGGCTTCTACATCAACGGCACGATAGTTAGGAACAGCACAGCGTCTGAACTCGGCACCACACCGGATAAGTACATTGTGCAGGGGTGGAGACGTCTTAATAATGGGAGTGGTCATGTCAATGGCACAGACTGGGTTCCATTGAAGGTGTTTACAGGAAACTAGGAGCACCTATGCAAGATGATGATTGGCTACAAGACGCTAAACTAAAGCTCAAGCGTATGCCCCCAGAAGCGAAGGAAGTGAGGGAACGTGCCTTGCACGACCTCTACTTCTTTGCTAAGCTGGTGAACCCCGGCTACATGTATGGATCTGTACACCAAGAGATATATGCTTGGATGCAGGACTATACATTGTTTGGTCAGGGTGATGAGGCAACAAGCAACAAACTGATAATGCTGCCGCGTGCTCACTTAAAGAGCCACATGGTTGCTACATGGTGTGCTTGGATAATAACACGCCATCCAGAAGTAACCATGCTCTACCTATCAGCAACATCAGAACTAGCCCAGACACAGCTCTATGCTGTACAGAACATACTGGGCTCTTCCACTTACATGCGCTACTTCCCTGAGTATATCAACCCACAGGAAGGTAAGCGTGAGAAGTGGTCTGCTATGAAGATGACAGTGGATCATGTAAAGCGTAAGCAGGAAGGTATACGAGATGCTACAATAGCTACAGCAGGCTTGACAACCAACACAACTGGTTGGCACGCTGACATAGTAGTGGCAGATGATATTGTTGTTCCTGAGAACGCTTACACTGAGGACGGACGTGAGAGTGTCTCTAAGAAGACTTCTCAGTTCACCTCTATACGTAACACTGGTGGGTTTACAATGGCGTGTGGGACACGCTACCACCCCAAGGACATCTATGACACTTGGAAGGATCAGGCTTGTGAAGACTTTGACGAGGAAGGAAACTTCATTGGCAAGGTGAAGGTGTGGTCTATACAAGAGTATGTGGTGGAGGTTGATGGGATATTTACATGGCCTAGATCTGTACGGGAAGATGGTAAGGCCTTTGGCTTTGATCAGCGTTCCCTAGCACGTATCAGGGCTGAGTATATAGACAGAGTGCAGTTCCACTCACAGTATTATAACGACCCTAATGATCCTGGCTCTGAGCGTATATGTAGAGAGAAGTTCCAATACTTCAACCCACGTAAGCTCACACGAGAAGGCAGTAGGTGGATGTATGGTGGGAAGAAGCTTAACATCTATGCAGCAATAGACTTTGCATTCAGCCTCTCCAAAGAAGCTGATTACACAGCCATTGTGGTGATAGGCATAGACTGTGACAAGAACATATATGTACTAGACATAGACAGGTTTAAGTCTGACAAGGCTCACGTCTACTTCAAGCATATAGCAGAGCTACACTCTCGCTGGGGCTTTAATAAGCTGAGGGCAGAGGTGACAGTGGCTCAGACAGTTATTGTTAACAGCATTAAGGACTACTTGAAGAAGGAAGGGATGTCTCTTCCTATAGATGAGTTTAGGCCGGGTAAGACTGAGGGTAGTAAGGAGGAGCGTATTAAGGCTTCCCTAGAGCACCGTTATGACAACCTAGAGGTATGGCATTGTGAAGGCGGTTGGACACAGCAGCTAGAAGAAGAGCTTGTCCTAGCACGTCCTCCTCATGATGACTTGAAGGACTCCCTAGCATCTGCTGTAGACATTGCTGTAGCACCTAAGCAGTCACGGAGGAGTGGTGTAGAAGAGCTGCTCTCCGGTGGCCCACAGACATCATCGAGATTTGGAGGTATAGCATTCCGGTAACATACCCACAAGCCAAGGCCTACTTAGTAGAAGTGGGGCTTTGGCACAGAAACTTTACATACTATGACGGGTGGGTGGTGTTAGACATGGCCCAGAGAGAATATATTAAGAGGAACAACAAGTGAGCACGAAGGTAGCAGAGATTCAGCAAGCCACAGGGCAAGATGCAGAAGCTGCATGGGTGAGCCAATTGTGGGACAAGTTTAACCAACAACGTAGGGATAAGATTGAGGAGTGGAAGGAGCAAGATGCTTATGTATTTGCTACAGACACAACCACTACAACCAACTCTACACTTCCGTGGAAGAACTCCACAACCATCCCCAAGCTGTGCCAGATTAGGGACAACCTGTTCTCTAACTACGTATCAGCTCTCTTCCCCAATGACAACTGGGTGAAGTGGGAAGCATACAGCAGAGAGGACAGTGTAAAGGCTAGGTCAGAAGCTATTGAAGGCTACATGGCTAACAAGGTGAGGGAGAGTAAGTTCCGTACAGAGATGGAGAAGTGTCTGTATGACTATATTGACAAAGGCAATGCATTCGTAACTTCCTACTTCGAGTCACGCTATAAGGAAGCTGCTGATGGCTCTATCATCCCTGACTATGTAGGCCCAAGAGCAGGCCGTATCAGCCCCCTAGACATTGTATTCAATCCAGTGGCAACTAGCTTCGATGACAGCTTTAAAGTGGTGAGAAGCATCAAGACCATAGGAGAGCTTAAGAAGCTTGCAGCACAAGACCCCGACCAGAGGTTCTGGGCAGATGCTATTGAGCGTAGAGAGGGCTTACAGAGCTTAGCTGGTGGTTATAGCATAGAAGACTTTGACAAGGCTGTACAATATCAAGCTGATGGCTTTGGTAATATGTATGAGTATTACATGTCAGATTATGTAGAGATATTGGAGTTCTTTGGGGACTACCATGACTCAGAGACAGGTATGCTACAGACAGACAGAATCATCACTGTTGTAGATCGTTCTTACACTGTACGTAATGAAGCAATCCCCTCATGGTTCACAGGAGCTAATATACGTCACGTAGGCTGGAGATTCAGACCAGACAACCTATGGGCTATGGGGCCGCTAGACAACCTTGTAGGTCTCCAGTATCGCTTAGACCACCTAGAGAATCTGAAGGCTGATGCTATGGACTTGACAGTTCATCCACCACTGAAAGTGATAGGTGAAGTGGAAGAGTTTGTATGGGGGCCGGGTGTTGAGATTGGCATTGATGAGAATGGTGATGTACAGGAGCTTGGTAAGAACCTAAACGGTATTATGGCAGCAGCTAGTGAGATGGCAGCCATAGAAGACCGTATGGAGCTATATGCGGGTGCTCCTCGTGAAGCAGCTGGCATACGTACACCCGGAGAGAAAACCCTTGGAGAGGTGATGCAATTGGCTACAGCAGCAGGCCGTATCTTCCAAACTAAGGTGACTAACTTTGAAGTGAATCTACTAGAGCCTCTGCTCAATGATATGCTAGAGGTTAGTAGACGTAACCTAGACATCACTGACATCATTCGCATTACAGACAATGAGCTAGGCATACAGGACTTCTTGTCCATCACCAAGGAAGACATTACAGCTAATGGTGTAGTTAGGCCTGTAGGTGCTAGACACTTCGCTAAGCAGTCTCAGGACTTGCAGAATGTAATGACTGTATTCAACTCTCCATTAGGTCAGATGATTATGCCTCATACATCAGCTAAGGCATTGACAGACTTCGTAGAAGATATTACAGGGCTCTCTGGCTACTCTATCTTCACTCCTAACATTGCTGTCTTTGAGCAACAGGAAACTGCCTCTCTGGTGAGTCGGGCAGGTGAAGAGGCTTTGATTAGGGACACAGCCCCTACAATGGGTGAGTGATGAAGACAACTTGGACTAAAGGTGTAGATAGTCAACTGGAGGCAGACATTAAGTCTGCTTTCAAGTCTGCCACAGTGGTTAGAGGAAGACTGACGGACATCTGCAATGAGAAGATAGAGACAGCCCTCTCTACTAATAAGGCTCAATACGACAATCCTAACTGGTGCTATCAGCAAGCTGACATCATTGGTTACAGGAGAGCGCTAGAAGAAATAGTTAGCTTATTAGAAAAATAAATGTTGACAAAACCCAATATTTCTAGTATATAGTAGTATACTAAGAATATACAGATTATACAAACTTCTTATAATATAAACATTATATTAGATAATTTATTAATAACATAAAGGTTATATATGTCTGACCAGACAACAGCATTTGGTAATAATCAACAGCAGGAAACCCCTGCACAACAACCATCTCAAGAATCAGCTTTTACCAACCAGTTAAGCATGATTAAGAATGAGAATGGAGAGCAGAAATATAACGATGTCCCTAAAGCACTTGATGCATTAGCTCATAGTCAGTCTTACATTCCACAGCTTAAGTCAGAAGTTGATACTCAGGCAGCTGAAATTGCAAGACTAACAGAAGAGTTAAGTAAGAGAGCAGCAGTGGAAGATGTTGTAGATAAGCTCACTGCACAGCAGGCCCAACCTGAGTCTACCCCTCAAGTTAGTGGACTGAACGAGCAGGACGTACTAAACCTCGTTCAAAACTTCTCAGCTCAACAGCAGCAGCAATCAGCAGCTATGACAAACGAGAAGCAAGTTAGTGATGTACTATTCGGACAGTATGGAGACAAGACACAAGAGGTGGTCTCTGCTAAAGCTTCTGAACTAGGCATGACTGTAGAGGCTCTTAAGAGTTTGTCACAGACAAGCCCTCAAGCAGCACTTCAACTCTTCAACCAAGCAAGTGGCTCTCCTGCTCCTAAGATGACTTCAGGTAGCATGAACATTCCCACTGGCTTTCAGAAAGAAGAGGGCTTAGCGCCTCCAGAGAAGAGTCTTCTCCGAGGAGCTTCCACTAGAGAACAGATAGAGTACTTGCACAAAGTGCGAGACGCTGTCTACCAAAAACATAATGTTGAAACATAATTTGAGGAAATACAATGCAGTTAACAACTAATACTACAGCGTTCATCGAGCAGGAGATCTATTCAGACTTCATTCTGATGAACCTACACGATGGTTTGCTAGGTGAGCAATACTACCGTAACGTAGCAGACTTTGGTTCAGGTGATACAATTAACATCCCTACCATTGGTTCTGTAACAATTCAGGAAGGCACTGAAAACGAAGCCTTCACATACAACCCAATCGACACTGGTCGTGTAACTCTAGCCATCACTGATTATGTTGGTGATGCATGGTTCGTTACTGATGACATGCGTGAAGATGGTTATAACGTAGATGCTCTTATGGCAGCTCGTTCAGCTGAATCTACTCGTGCTCTACAAGAGAACTTTGAGACTCGCTTCTTAGCAGTAGCTAACGCAGCTCAGACTAATGCCAATGCAAACGAGATCAATGGCTTTGCTCACCGTATCGGTTCAGCTGAGACTAACGACATCTTCTCTACAGCACACCTAGTATCTATGCGTTTAGCTTTCGATAAGGCTAACGTACCAATGCAAGGTCGTGTATTCATTGCTGACCCAGTGGTTGAAGCAACCCTTAACAACCTAGTAACTATTACTAACGATGTTACACCTTTCGCAGAGTCAATCTTGCGTAGTGGTATGGCTTCTGGTATGCGTTTCGTAGGTCAGTTATATGGCTTCGACATCATCTTGTCTAACCGTCTACCTACTGGTAACTTCTCAGATGGTACTAACGCTGTAACAGGCGCTGTAGCTAACATTGCTATGTGTGTACTAGACGATCAGACTAAGCCTATTATGGGTGCATGGAGACGTCAGCCACGAGTAGAAGGTGAGCGTAATAAAGATCTACGCCGTGATGAGTTTGTTGTAAGCTCTCGCTTTGGTCTAGGTGCTCAGCGTGTTGACACGTTAGGTGTTATCATCACTTCAGCTACAGCGATTGCATAAGGAGAAGAATAATGGGTTTTGAATCAAATACAGGCCTAGGCGTAAACAACCACTATGGTGAGCGTCAAGTGGGTGGCTTTAAGGGCGGTGAAGCTCCTTCAGCTGGTGCAGAGAAAGAGATTAGTGTCAACTTTGATGGCAGCTCTACTGGTGTTAAAGTGGAAGTTCCACTAGGCGCTATCGTGACAGAGATTGTAGATTTCTTCACAGGCTCCATCTCAGCAGCTACAGTAGGTGCACAAGACATCTCAGCAGCTAATGGTGCAGTGGCTAACTATGTCACAGTGACTACAGCAGCTGACTTGACCATCACTGGCCCAACAGCTGGTACAGCAGTGGTTAAATACTTATACGTAGTGTAAGCTACATAAGTCTTTAAGGGGGAAGGGGAGCAATCTTCTCCCCCTTTATTTTTGTCTGGAGGAAATGAATGACAAATATACAGCATAAAGACATTCCTGAGGCCCAGCTACATGAGGTGAAGGGCGCTTCAACTTCTACTGCTGGACAAATACTAACTTCTACTGGTGGAGCTTCTGCTTGGGCCAGTGCGCCTACTGGTCTCTCAGTCAACCAAGGGTTTATTGACTACAGTGATGCAGGGACAACATCTACTCCTATCTCCCTCACAGCAAACACTTGGACAACTATTACAAACGATGGAGCTGGAAGCTTCACTAATAAGACTTACGCTCCAGAGTCTATACCAGATTTAATGGATGAGGTAAGCGCTTTTGATTTTTCTAGTTTAGACCTCGGCACCTCAGTACTAATACGTAATGACTTTTCAGTCACTCCAGACACAAACAATGCCTTACTAGAACTACGCTATCAACTAGGTTTAGGTGGTGCAGCATATACTCTAGAGACTATTCTGGGTAGGCTAGACAGTGGGTCAGGTATTCCTTACAGGTTCAGTCTTCGCCCAGATTTTATCTACATGGGAGATACTAACACAAGAGACAATCCGGGGTACTTGCAGATTAGACTTTCTTCTAATGGCTCTGTTGTAAATGCTGGTAGTGTTATACAGGTGATAGGCCGATGATTAAGATCTATAGGGACGAGGAAGCAAATGCAATATTTATTGAGAATGCTAACGGGGCACAGTTCCTAAATAGCCTACAGGCAACAGTCCCTTCCAGTGGCCTTGTAACCCTATTGGATCTTGCACGAGGCATTGATGTAGTGTCAGATACATCACACACCCAGTTTATCAAGGAAGATGGTATAGCCTACTCAGGAACAGCTATTGATGTGTGTAACACTTTAAACGCAATCTTCCAAACGTCAGGGTCTTCTCAAGGGCTTGCCCCAACTATCACTTCTTCACTTGCTATCAGCCTTACAGAAGGTGACTCCCTGAACTATGAATTAACAGCCGACTATGGAGTTGGTTACGAGTGGGACTTATCCAATGTATCAGGTGTAACGACTGTAGGAGGTAGTGTACGTAAGCTAATAGGTGGAAGCTCTCTAAGTGCAGGTACGTACAATATACCTGTCAAGGCTATTAACTATAATGGCGAGGACAGCGAGACTATTGTACTTACAGTTAGTACTCCCCCTTTTGCTGATACTAAGAGTATCCAGTTCAATAACCAAGACTATCTAGGGGCTAACGCTGCTTTACTAGATGCTACTTTAGGTCGAGCTTCTAACGGCTCAGGAGCTAGTGATGCTTGGAGTACAAGCTTTTGGTTCAAAGGTGGTACGAATAGTAGTAATGGGCAAACAATACTGTACTTCGGGGACAATGATGTTACTAATGGTGGGAATTTCCATCTTAAGTATCGTGGTGGCGCTAATGCCCTACGTGTGTCCTATGGCTCTAGCAATAACAAAGTACAGTGGACTAGCGCGAATGATGTCCTCCCCTCTGGTACATGGAAGCATGTTCTAGTTACTTACGATGGCGGGACTACAGGAGCTAGTAGTGGTAGTCTCAGTAGCTACTACAGTAGATTCACAGTGTTTGTGGACGGTACAGATATTATATCAGGCGGTACGTGGACGCATAGTAACTACGGGTACTCTGGAGGGATAGATGCAGATAACTTCAGAGTAGGTAGATACGCCAGTGGTAATTACTTACAATCAGATTGTAAAGTAGATGAACTGGCTATTTGGAACAGTGATCAGAGCAGTAACGCTAGTAGTATTTATAACTCTGGGAGTACGTTTGACCTGACTGCACTAGGGACTTCTCCTACGCACTGGTGGAGGATGGGCGATGGTGACACCTACCCAACCATACAAGACAATGTCGGCACTGCACACTTCACCATGTACAACATGACTGTTGCAGACATCGTAACTGATGTCCCATAGGAGGGCAAATGAGACGTAACCTTTTAGACATGGTACAAGAGATCTTGAGTGATATTGATTCAGATGAAGTGGAGTCTATCGATGACACTGTAGAGTCTGAGCAAGTGGTATCAATACTTAAATCAACCTACTATGCAATGATGAGTAATAGAGACTGGCCTCACTTGAGACGGTCTATACAGATAAGTAGTTTAGGGGACACATCTAAGCCCACACACATGAAGATACAAGACGGTGTGAAGGAGCTGTGCTTCCTTAAGTATAATAAAGAGAAGAGTGGTGCTACTAAGAAGGACTATGGTAGTGTAGAGTATTTACAACCAGATCACTTCCTACACAAGACTAACCAAGCGGATAGCAGTGCTTCTGATGTTACAGTAGTGACAGATGGTGGTGGTATAGAGGTGTTGATTAAGAACGACACAGCTCCCACCTACTACACTAGCTTTGATGATGAGTACGTTGTCTTTGATAGTTATGACAGTGCTGTGGATACTACGCTTCAAGAGTCTAAGATACAGGCTATGGCTTATGTTATGCCAGCTTGGTCATCAGCAGACGACTTCATCCCAGACCTCCCAGACAATGCATTCACAGCATTAGTGGAAGAGGCTAAGTCTAAGGCAGCTCTAAGGCTTGCACAGAAGGCTGATGAGAAGGCTGAACAGGAAGCTGGTAGACAGAACAGATGGCTAGCACGTAACGCTAGACGTATTAACGGGGGTATTCAATATCCCAACTATGGAAGAACAGGACGTAAGTAATGGCAGAATATAAAGGCTACGACATTGTGAATGCAGATGGTAACAACTGTCGGTTAAAGCGTATTAAGTCTATTGGCAAGGGCTCTATACCAATGGTGCTGACAGGTTTATACACCACTGAAGCAGACGCGATGAAAGCCATTGACAAGCAGAAGTCAAGTGACAAGGTGATTAGAAATGCCAAGAAGCAATCAAACGGGTGAGTTTAACACGTTTGTAGGAGGGCTGGTTACAGAGGCATCTCCTCTTACGTTTCCAGAGAATGCCTCCATTGATGAGGCCAACTTTGTTCTTAAGCGAGATGGTAGTAGGCAGAGACGTTTAGGTATGGCATATGAGTCAGGCCTAACTCCTTCCCCCATCTCCTACACAATTAGTCCTATTGGAGACATCACCGTCAGTGCCTTTGAGTGGGACAATGTGGGTGGTGTAGCAGGCAAGTCTTTTGTTGTATGCCAAGTGCATGACAAGGCATACATAGTTGACAGGGCAGATAGTACACTAGAGTCAGTGTCTTATATAAAAGAGACCATAGTGTTAGATGATACAACAGCTACACCAGCTAAGGCTTCCTTCTCCTCCATTGATGGTAAGCTTGTAATAGCATATGGTGTACCAACCATTAAGGTGGTGAGCTACTACTCAGACGTTGACAACTTCGTAGACCCAACAGAAGGAACAGTAGGTGTAGACCTTGCTATTAAGACAAGAGATTTGTTTGGTGTAGAGGATATTGTTGATGGCAGAGACTTGCTCTCTCCTGAGTATATCAACTACAGACCAACTAGTACAGACCCAGAACCAAACCACATGTACAACCTACGTAACCAAGGTTGGGCTGTACCAAGGTTGGAATGGACAGGAACCCTCAAGGCAGACCCTATCCTTGGGTTTGAAGATGGAGATACTCTTGGCAACACTCAGAGAGGCCTTCCTTCTAATGCAGATACACCAGTGTTGTCCATCTATGCTAATACAGCAGAAGCAGATAAAAACTCTGAACGATTTAATGATGATGCTTCAGCTAGACAAGAGCCAGCTAAGGCTAAGGCAGCTTCTGGACACTACATCATAGACTTGCTAAACAGGGGTCAATCAAGAGAAGATGAGTATGACAGGGGTTGTAACATTGTAGATGGTGTTTATATTAATGCCAATCCGGGAGCAACTCCTGAGTATGTTACTTTTAGATCAGCATCAATAAGCCTTCCTGTAGATAGGACAGAGGGTGGGGTGAAGGTTGTTGAAGAGTTTGCAGGGAGAGTGTGGTATGGTGGGTTCTCTAGTGAGCTTACAGGTGGTGACAGTCAGTCTCCCAACCTAGCTTCCTACGTCTTCTACAGTCAACAGGTGCAACATGACTCACAGCTAACACACTGCTACCAAGAAGGAGATCCTACAGACGTAGAGGCTCCTGATGTCTTAGACACAGATGGTGGCTTCATACGCCTCTCAGGGGCTTACAACATACAAGCTATGGAGAACATTGGTTCAGGCTTAATGGTGTTTGCTGAGAATGGTGTGTGGTTTATCGGAGGCAGTGACAGTGGTACATTCAATGCTAACAACCAGAGTGTATCTAAAGTAACAGAGCATGGTACACTATCTCCAGCTTCTGTAGTGGTAGTTGATGGTACAGTTATGTACTGGTCAGATGATGCCATCTACCACATCAAGCCTAGTCAGGTGGGGGACTACAGTGCAGAAGAGGTTAGTGTAAACATTCGCACTCTCTTCCAAACTATTGATGAAAGTGCTAAGGTGTTGTGTCAAGGCATCTATGATACGTATGAGAAGAAGGTGAGATGGTTGTACAACAACACGTACAACAACCTACCAGCAGTAGAGTTAGTGTTTGATATAGTGTTAGGAGCCTTCTATAAGTCTGTCATACAAGAAGACCCAACCACTTCTAAAATACCTGTAGTGCCAATACAAGTGAGTCCTTTTAATGTGGCTACAGTGGCTCTGAATGTGTTGTCAGCTAGTGATGAGGTGGTGAGTGATGTAGATGATGTTGTAGTAGATGCTGAGCTTGTCTCAGGAGGCTTCAGATCCACTTCCTACTTAACACTAGTCAACAGCGAAAACCCGGCTAGTACGTCTTTGACGTTCTCTACGTATAACAACTTAAGCTTTAAGGATTGGGGGACAAAGGATGCTGAAGCGTTTATGCTCACTGGTTACATTGGTACGGGAGATCATGCTAGGTATAAGCAAGTTCCTTACATCTACTTTCATCTCCTACGTACAGAAGATGGCTTTACTGACACTGGTGATGACTTTACTGTCAACAATGAATCTTCTTGCTTAGTACAAGCACAGTGGGACTGGACTAACTCAGCTGCTTATGGTAAGTGGGGAAGAGAGTTTCAGGCCTACAGATATAAGAGACGTTACACACCAGATGATGTGACAGACGAATATGACTACGGCACCACTACCATTGTAACTAAGAATAAACTTAGGGGCAGGGGACGTGTGGTTAGTTTGTTAATTAGCTCTGAAGAAGATAAAGACATGAAGCTCCTAGGGTGGAGCATGACAATTGGAACCAATACAAATACATAGGTGATATATGGGATTTAGTTTTACTGATATAGTAGAAACTCTTGCCGGTGGCCTTGGTTATGAGGCCTTCTTTGCAGGGGACAGGCGTGCTGCTAGGGCAAGCAGAAGAGCCCACAGAGCAGAGGCTGAGTCTAGACGAGTTAGTGGTGCTCAACAAGAGAACGAGAGACAAGCTGCTATTCGTAAGCAAGTGAGAGAAGAGAGGGTGAGGCGTGCTCAGGTGATGAGTGCAGCTGAGGCTAGTGGTGTAGGAGGCAGTAGTATAGAGGCCTCTACCATTGGCAGTGGTCAGACATTGGCAGCAGCAGGTCAAGCCTTCTCATCTGGTGCAACCATCTCTGCCAACTTACAGTCTGACCTCCTACAAGGAGCTGCTGACTTTAGGGCAGAGGGACAGAAGGCTATGGCACGACAAAAGATGTTTAGAACAGCCTTTGATATAGGTGTTAAAGCCGTTACGGCAGGTGCAGGCTAGGAGTAGGTATGGAAGATTTATTTGAAGTGGAAAGTGATGGGCAAGACTTGTCTCTGTTTGAGCCAGAGCCAGCAGATAAGTCTGCTGTAAATACTTCTTCCTCTGAGAAGAACTTAATAGCTCAAGCTGCAATAATTGATGGCTCTGATCTTGTGACTACCTTCCAAGCTATCTCTGCATTAGAGCCAGAGGAGAAGAAGGTGGCCCTAGAGGGGATCAGTCGAGATGCGAAGGAAAGTGAGAACTCTGCTAATCTAGACATTGTATCCTCCCTCCTACAAGACCCAACTATTGATGATGCTACCAAAGAGAACATCTTAAGATCTTACCAAGGTGAGGCTATCAAGCCGTACAGCAGTCTTGTGGGGACAGCAGAGAAGCTTCACATCTCAACTAAGGGCGGTGAGCCTGAGTCTGAGGAGCGTAGGTTGGCAAGCCTATCTAGCCTCATCTCTCCTGTGATGGAAGAGGTGCAGTTGGCACAAGAGGCCATAACAGCCCTTGCATATGATGAAGAGGGAGAGGCAGTAAGCCTAACTAACAACTTTGGAGATCTTACAGAACTCCTCATCATGCTTAACGAGCAAGTGTATGCTAAGCAAATAAGAAGTGCTGTAGATACAGGTGAAGTGAGTAATGTAAGGGAGCTTATTAACTTTGCATTGTTGGGCGAAGGGAAGATAGACTTAAGAGAGAAGTATGAGAGGTTTACTCCAGACGAGCGTAAGGCTTTCCTAGAGAAGTCTTTCAACATCTTCAACAATGCCAAGACTATGAATCTCCTGAATGACAA